TATGACGTTGCAGTTCGTCATCCAGAATCTATCTGTAAGCTTTCCTGATTTCTTAGGAGTCTCTTATGCGTATTGAAATGCTTAGGTCAACGATTGTTGACCTTAATCAAGTAAATAAAGGCGATTTCGTAGAAACGTCTGAAAGTACAGCCCGATTATTAATTGGGATGAATAAAGCAAAAGAGGCTCCTTTGCTTCAGAATGTGGTCATAACGTCTGAACCTGATGTTGAAAAAACATCGGTAAAGAAGAAAACAACTCCAAAACGGAAACCTAAAGCCAATGGCAATTCTCAATCTGGGGTCTAAGACAACACTTGTTGCATTAAGACCCAACGCGTTAGGCAACAGCACCGCAACTGGTTCTGCTCTTGACCTAACAGCCTACGAAGGCGACATGATCGTTTTTCTTGATGCTACTGCTGGTGGCTCTGGAATTACTTATGCAGTCAAACTAACTGAGTGCGACACATCTGGTGGTACTTACTCCGATGTTTCTTCAGGTGCTTTCACTACGAGTGATGCAAATACTGCAACTGCTCAGAAGATGACCTTAAACACCAACGACCTTAAGCGTTACGTCAAATGCGTCGTAACCGTTGCTGGTGGAACAGGTACAGGATACGTTTCAGTCAACGCTTTTGCGTCTGAGAAGTACGGAGCTTAATTGAATGGCGTTTGTCGAGACTCCTGATGCTTTCCTCGCTGACTTTGGTAAAACGTGCCAGATTGGTGGTGGATCGACTTTTAAAGGGATTCTCGAATCGCCTGCAGATGTTATAGCGGGAGGCATGGCGGTTACACGGGAGTATTTGTTAACAGCAAAAACTTCTGATGTAACCTCCGCAGCCCGTGGTACTGCAATTACTGTTGATTCAGTTAATTACACAATTCGGGAAAATTTGCCTGTTGATGATGCAACTTTTTCTGAGCTATTACTTAGCAAGGTTTAATGGCTGATACACGAAGAGAATTAATCCTTGCCCGTCTTAAAACTAATTTAGATGCGATTTCTGGTGCAACTGTTTATAGAAGTCGCGTTGAACCTTTAGCTCGTTCGGAAACACCAGCGATCATTATTGAACCTGTTTCAGATCAGCCTACAGATACTAACTTTTACGATAAATTAGATTGGACAATGCGTGTAAGAATTAGCACGATTGTTAGAGCAGCATTACCTGATGACGTATCAGATACTTATACACAAGCAGTACATTTAAAGTTAATGGCAGATCAAACAATCAATAGTTATGCGCTTGATTTAACTCCAGATCGTACAGACTTTTCTTTAGTTGAAGCTGATATTCCTTTAGGGATAATTAGTCAAGATTTCTTGATTAGGTATCGTACAAGTAGAACTAATTTAACTTCTGCGTGAAATCATGGCTAAAATCGAAAAAGAAATCCCGAATCCTGGTGCCGGTGGAACATATTTGTTCGACCCTAAAACTGGGAAGAGTACACTAATCCCAGAAAACGCCACCCCAGAAGACGATGCCACTACTAACGAGGAAATCTTGGCTGATAGCTAAGATCGAAAGCACTGAAGGAACAGACCCTACTCCTGTAGGAGGATCTAATGCTATTCAGGTGACTAGCGTTGACATTACACCTATTGAATCCGATACGATTCAAGCAGATGCAATGCAAGGCTTTTTAGGTAATAGCACAAGAGGAACAGTTTTAGCTAACAAAAGAGTTAGTGTAAGTTTTTCCACAGAATTATCTGGATCTGGCTCAGCAGGAACGGCCCCTGCCTATGGGCCTCTTCTCAAAAGTTGCGGTTTAAGCGAAACAGTTGTTAGTTCAACTTCTGTTACTTACGCTCCTGTTTCTACTTCTTTTAGTAGCTGCACAATTTATTGCTTCTACGATCTAACAAGACACAAGATTACAGGTGCAAGAGGAACAGTTACTTTTAATTTGGTAGCTGGTCAAATCGCATCTGCTGATTTCCAATTTGTAGGAATTTACAATGCTCCTGATTCAATTGACATGTCAGGAACTTTCACTCCTACTAATCAGGCAGCAGGTCTTGAAGTGAATGACACCAACATCACTACAGCAACTTTTCATGGTGTAGCTTCTCAAAGAATCGAATCTTTCGATTTAGCTTTAAATAATGAAGTTGTTTACAAGGAAACTGTTTCTAGTAAGCAATCTTTAATTGTTAATCGCGCTCCTGGTGGAACTGCGGTCATAGAAGCACTTGATACTGCTACGACTGATTATTTCGCTAAGGCCGTTGCTGTGTCTACGGGTGCAACTGACATTATTTTAGGTGCATCAGCAGGAAACATTGTCAGGTTAAAAGCTGATCAAACAGACATCACTGGTGTTTCGTATGGAGACACTAATGGAGTCAGATCATTAAACGTACCGTACTTGGCACTTCCTACCACTGCTGGTAATAATGAGATCAGTTTAATTTACACCTAAGTCTATGGCCTTTATCCTTAAGAAGACTGCTTCAATTAAGTGGCCTGTTGTTATCAAAAAAGCTTCTGATGGTGGCAAATTTAAGGAGCATAAATTTGATGCAGTCTTCAAGGAAATTGGTCGAGACAAGTTCAATAAATTAATTGATGAAGGTGATGAAGCCTTGACTGATGAGATCCTTATCGGTTGGGAAAAGATTCAAGATGAAGAAGGTGTTGATATTCCTTTTAATGAGGAAAATAAAAAAGCATTATTAGATGATTTTACGGTTATGAAAGCTGTGATCGAATCTTATGGAAAGATGATTACAGGGGGTACTGAAAAAAACTAGAAGAGGCTGCGAAGTATTGGGTTGAAGGTGGTGTTGTAGATGATCGCGTTTCCTCGTTAGAAGCCTTTGGTGCAACACCTGAACAAATTGCAGCCGCAAAACAAGAAACGATTAATAGTGATTTTGAAGTTTGGGAAAAGAACTGGGAAATAGTTATTATGTTTACAAGGCTTTCAACTCAGTGGAATGTCAGTATGAGTGGGATGACAGGACTAAATTATTCATCTCTCGAATACTTATGTAAACTGTATGAAGTAAAAGATCCTGTCGTTCTCTTTGAGGGGATTCAAGTCATGGAAATGACAGCTTTGTCCTGTATGAATAAGAAGAAGTAATGGCTGGTTCTGCTGTAACACAATTAAATGTCAAAGTCGGAGTTTCGGGGCTAGATAAGCTTCCTAAACTTTCTGCTTCATTAAATCGTTTAGGCGTTGACACTGTTAAAGCAGGTACTAATACAAAGAAACTGTCTTTAAATTTAAAAGAATGGGAAAAAACTACTGTTACAAGTATTAGTCGTAATCAACAATTATCTGCTGCATGGAAAGAATTAGCAGCAAATGTTCAATTTGGAAGCAATAGATTTAAAGAAGCAACAGCAGAAGCAAAACGCCTAGATGCTGAATTAGCAAAGATGCAAGGCCGCAAGGGAGGCGGTATGGGTCGTATGGCTCGAACTGCTGGTGCGGTAGCTGGTGCTGGAGTGTTTGGTGGGCCTGAAGGTGCGATTGGTGCAGCAATAGGTGGATTAATGCCAGGTGGCGGCCCAATTAGCGCAGCAGTAGGTGGTGCGATTGGAGCGCAGGTTGGAATGGTTCGTCAGGCTATTGGTTCAACTGCTGAATATTCTGCTGCGTTATCAAGACAAAGAAAAGCATTAAGGCTTGTTATTAATGACACAAATGCTTATACGAAATCGCAAGCGTTTTTAGAGCAAAAAAGTAAAAAATTAGCAATACCTCAAGATGTCATTGTTAGGCAATTTACTTCTTTAACTGCTTCTGTTAAAGGTGCAGGACATAGCGTAGAAGATGCTCAAAAGGTATTTGAATCTATTGCTTCTGGCATTAGAGGAACTGGTGGAAGCCTAGAAGATATGAAGGCGGCGATGAGAGCGACTAGCCAGGTATTCAGTAAAGGGAAGGTCTCAGCTGAAGAGCTTCGTCAACAACTGGGTGAACGTCTGCCAGGGGCCTTTACTATCTTTGCTGAGTCAATGGGTAAGACACCCGCTGAGTTAGATAAGGCGTTAGAGCAAGGCAAGGTGACGTTAGATGACTTTATGAAATTCTCAGAAACCTTATTTAAAAAATATGGTAAAAATGCAGAAATATTAGCAGCAGGGCCAGAAGCAGCAGGAGATAGATTAGCTGCTTCTATGAGTGAATTGAAAGATAATATTGGTAAGTTACTTACACCTATAGGAGCAGGTTTTCAAGATACTTTTAAAGATATTGTTGATGCGATTAATCCAGCTATAAAAAAATTGGTTGAGTTTCAAAATAAATTAAAAATTGGTAAGTTAGATGATGAGATGAAGCGATTGCAATCAATTATTGATTCAGGTCGGATAAGGACTGGTGGGCCTTTTAATAGAAGAACAGTTGATCTAAATAGGAATTTTGATATAACAAAAGGCCCGTTAAAAACACCATTAATGTTATTAGAAGAACGATTAAATGGATTAAAGAAAGAGAAAAAACTTTTATTAGGTATTGAAGATGAAACTAATAATGTTGCTAATGCTCAAAGCGATGTAAATAAAAAGCTTCGAGTAACAACAGAATTAACTAAAAAAGTAGGTGAAACAATTAGGGCTGGAATTGTAGATACAATTGAAAGTGCTATTACAGGTGCTAAATCATTAAACGAAGTCCTTAATGGTGTGCTTCGTTCTATTGGAAGGATGTATTTACAATCTGCTGTAAATCAGATTCCTTTACCTTTCTTAAACGCTAAAGGTAATGTTTACGCTCAAAATGGAATCGTACCTTTCGCAAAAGGTGGCATTGTTTCTCAACCTACAATTTTCCCCTTTAAAAATGGCATTGGCCTGATGGGTGAGGCAGGGCCAGAAGCAATTATGCCCCTTCGTAGAGGCACAGGTGGTCGTTTAGGTGTTGAAGCTTCTGGTGCAGGTGTTGGGAATATTGTCGTCAACGTAGATGCCTCTGGTTCCTCTGTTGAAGGTGATTCAGGGCAAGCAGAAGAGTTAGGACTTATCTTAGGAGCAGCAATTCAAGCTGAAATTGTGAATCAGCAACGACCTGGAGGACTTCTAGCATAATGGCAACTTTTCCTTCGATTGATCCAGTCTACGGGTTTCAAAAAAGATCAAAACCTGTTCAACGCACAGTTCGTTTTGCTGATGGGTATGAACATCGAATTTTATTCGGCTTGGATGCACATACAAATCCAAAAATTTATTCTTTAAAATTTGACGTTACTGAAACAGATTCAGACACTATAGAAACATTTTTAGATGCAAGAGCTTTAGATCAAGCAAGTTTTGATTGGACTCCTACAGGTGAAAGTTCATCTTCTAAGTTTGTTTGTGACTCATGGAATAAATCAATCCCATATTTAGATAGAGCGATTATTACAGCAACATTTAGGGAAGTATTTGAACCATGAGTTTAGATCCAATTATTAGTGATCTACAGAAGACTAACCCTTCTGCAATTATTGAATTATTTGAGTTGGAATTAGATTCAACTTTGCATGGTAGTCAAACAACAATGACATATCGTTTTCATGCAGGTAGCAATTTAGATTTAAACGGAAAAGTTGTTTGGCAAAGTAACGAGTATTTACGTTATCCAGTAGAAGCAAGTGGATTTGCTTTTCAAAAAGGACAACTTCCTAGACCACAAATAACAATTAGCAATGCTTTATCTTTAATTAGTGCTGTAATGTTAGAGGTTAATTTAATAACAGCAGGTAATGATTTAACAGGTGCAAAAGTAACAAGAATTAGAACATTAGCCAAGTTTTTAGATGTAACAAACTTTGCATCCAACGGACTTTTTGTTCAAGAAAACTCAACAGATTATATTGCCTTAGAGGACAGTGATTTGTTTGCACAAGAATCTGTCAGCCCTGGAACGCCTGCTAATAATGAATTTCCTAGAGAAATCTATTATGTAGATAGAAAAGTTGCTGAAAATAGAGATGTTGTTACTTTTGAACTTGCAAGTATTAGTGATTTAGCGGGAATAAGATTACCAAAACGTCAATGTACTAGGGATCTTTTCCCTTCTATTGGTACATTTATATAATGGGTTGGAAAGTTAAAGCATTGCAACATGCAAAAGAGGAAGACCCTAAAGAATCTGTTGGATTGTTATTAAATATTAAAGGTAAAAAAGTTTATTATCCTTGTCATAATTTATCGACCTATTCTCAACAATGTTTTATTTTAGACCCAGAAGATTATGTAAAAGCGGATTCTTTAGGTCAAATAGTTAGTGTAATTCATTCTCATCCAACTACTCCAGCAATAGCAAGTGAAGCTGATCGAGTTAGTTGTGAAGCAGGTGGATTGCCGTGGCATATTGTTAATCCCAAAACAGAACAATGGGGGTATTACGAACCAACAGGATATAAACCAGCGTTAAAGGGTAGGCCGTGGTGTTGGGGCGTTACTGATTGCTGGAGTTTAGTTAGAGATTGGTATTTAGAAGAAAAGGATATTATCTTGATGGACTGGGAAAGACCTACAACACCTGAAGAGTTCTTAGAAAAACCAATGTTTGAAGACTGTGCAGAAGCAACAGGATTTCGTTTGTTAAAGCCAGAAGAGAAATTAGAAAATGGTGATTTGTTATTTATGTCAATTATGGGAAAGGGATTAAATCATGTTGCAATCTTTTTAAATGGGGAAGTTTTACATCACCTAGCAGATCGTTTAAGTTGTCAGGAACCTTATTCCGAATGGTTGCTAAAATGTACGGGAGGCAGGTATCGGTATGTTGAAAACAATTAAATTGTATGGTGATCTAAGAGAGATCACAGGACATAGCGAATTAGATGCTCATGTAAATAGTGTTGGAGATTGTATTAGATTTTTATTTATGAATTGGCCTCAATTAGAGGCTCACATGAATACAAGACATTACCAAGTTTTAACAGATGGAAATGATATAGGAGAAGAAGAAATTCATTATCCAGTAGCAGAAGAAATCAAGATTGTTCCTGTCATTGCTGGTGCTGGAGGAGGTGTAGGGAAAGTATTAGCTGGTGCTGCCTTAATTGGATTAGCTATTGCAACAGGTGGTTTCGCTCCTTCTGCTACAGCAACCTTTTTTGCAAAGGGAGGTGGTGCGGCGGTTATGGCTGGGAAACTTGGTATTGGTCTTGCATTGTTTGGAGTATCAGAAATTTTATTTCCTTTACCAAAACCTGAAAAGTTTGAAAACGATCAAGATCCACGTATATCATTTGACTTTGGTGGAACGCCAAATACCTCTAGAGCAGGAACAACACATCCAATCGTTTACGGTGAGATAATGACTGGATCGACAGTTATTAGTATGAACTTAACGACTGATCAGGTGACAGCATGACAAAAATAATACGAGGATCTGGTGGTGGTGGCCCTAAATCTCCTCCTAAACCAACACGTGCGCCTGACACTTTAAATAGTAGGCAGTTTGTAACGATCCAAGATTTAATTAGTGAAGGTGAAATAGAAGGTTGGGCAACAGCTTCTAAAGAAGGAAGAACACAAGGTACAACTGCATATAATAATGCTGCGTTAAAAGATGTTTATTTAGACAACACTCCTGTCCTTAATTCTGGTGCTGACTCAACAAATCCTCAATCAACAGATTATAACTTTCAAGATGTAACTTTTACTCCTCGTTTTGGTACCAGTGGTCAAGGTTATATTCCAGGGATACAACAGTCTTCAAGTCCTATTTCTGGTTTCCCAAAACCATGTACTGTTGCCAATGGTGGGGTCACTCAATCAATTACAAATACAGATATTGATGCTGTTCGAGTTACTATTAACTTTCCTCAATTACAAGAAGCAAAAGATAATGGTGATTTATTAGGTTCTAGTGTTCAGTTAAAAATACAGATTCAATATAACTCTGGTGGTTATTCCGACTTATTTACCGATACCATTACAGGTCGTACCAGTGATTCTTATTCTAAAGATTACAGAGTTGAAATTAGTGGGGCGTTCCCTGTTGATGTAAGAGTTTTACGTGTAACGGCTGATAGTACAACTGCTTCTCTTCAGAACGCTTTTAATGTCTTGTCAATGCAAGAGCTAGTAGATGACCATCAAGCTTACGCTAACAGTGCTTATGCTGCATTAAAGCTTGATAGTAAAATAGTAAGCAACATTCCAACTAGAAAATATAGAATTAGGGGTGTAAAAATCAGGATTCCAGGTGCAGGAGCAGGTGGTTCTGGAACGCCTACTGTTGATAGCAACACAGGTCGAATTATCTATCCAACTGGTTATATATTTAATGGAACAATGGCTGCAGCACAGTGGTGTTCATGCCCTGCAATGGTATTACTTGATCTTCTTACGACGGTAAGATATGGATTAGGTGATCATATTACTGATAGTAATTTAGATTTATTTAGTTTCGTTGATGCTTCTAAATTTGCAAATACATTGGTCGATGATGGGTTTGGAGGTCAGGAAGCAAGATTTAGCTGTAATGTAAATATTTTATCTGCAAATGAAGCATTTAATGTTATTGAAGAACTTTGTGGAGTAATGAGATGTATGCCGATTTGGAGTGCAGGAACAATAACAATTGCACAAGATAAACCAACCGATGCAAGTTTTTTATTCAGTCTTGCAAATGTAACGGAAGAGGGATTTTCTTATTCTGGATCATCATTAAAAACAAGACATTCTGTAGTAGCTGTTAGTTATTACAATATGGATTCAAGAGAAATAGATTATGAAGTTGTCGAAGATAGTACTGCTAAAACCAAACTTGGCGTTGTTAAAAAAGATATTAAAGCCTTTGCATGTACCAGTCGTGGTCAAGCTCAAAGATTAGGTAAAGCAATACTTTTTGCGGAACAAAACGAATCAGAGGTTGTCGCATTTACTACATCTGTTGATGCTGGAGTAACAATTAGACCTGGAGCAGTGATAGACATAAATGATCCAGTTCGTAGTGGTGTCAGGCGTTCTGGGCGTATAAATACTGCGACAACAACTGCAATTACTGTTGATGATACACAAGATTTATCAACCTTTGGTGGAGCAAATCAAAAAGTTAGTGTAGTTATGCCTGATAACTCCGTGGAAACAAAAAGTGTTTTAAGTATTACTAGCGGAGTAATTAGTTTAGATTCTGCCTTATCTGAAGCTCCTAATGTTAATTCAATATGGTTTTTAGTTAGTGATACAATTGAAGCTCAAAAATTTAGAGTAATAACTGTTGAAGAAGCTGATGGAATTAATTATAAAATCACGGCGTTATCTTACAAGCCAAATAAGTATGCAAACATTGAGGAAGGATTAGCCCTACCTGCAAGAAGTGTTTCGATTCTAAATCAACCAGCAGAACCACCAACTTCTGTCAGTTTTGAAGAGAAAACTATTGTTAGAAATGGTGTTGCAATTTCAAGGTTGTTTGCAACATGGGTTCCTGTTAATGGTGTTAATCAATATTTAGTTCAATACCGTTTCGCTAATGGTAATTTTGAAAGTCAAGTTGTTTTTAGACCTGATATTCAAATAGATAATAGTGAAGAAGGAACTTACGAATTTAAAATATTTTCTTTTAACGCTTTATTAGAAACTTCTCCGACTTCTTTAGATGCGACTTTCAATGCAGAAGGTAAAACATCTTTACCAGCCGACGTTCAAAATTTAACAGCAGAACCAGTTGGCGATCATTTGATGAGGTTGAGATGGGATAAATCAACCGATGCGGACGTTTTGCATGGAGGACGGGTTTATGTCAGGCACTCTAATAAGACCGATGGATCTGGTACGTTTGCAGGTTCAGTTGATCTTGTAAATGCATTAGCAGGAAACACTTCTGAAGCAGTTGTTCCAGCTCTTGAAGGTGAGTATATTTTAAAGTTTCAAGATGATGGAGGACGTTTTTCATCGGGTGAAACAAGCATCATTATTGATCTTCCAGATGTAGGACAAGAATTAGCAGTTTTAACAAAAAGAGAAGATTTACTTTCTCAACCGTTTTGCTCAGCTTCTGGATCGGGTAGTTGTACCAGTACAAAAACAAATGTCACTTATACAGGAGGAGCGTTGCAGCTTACGAATCCTGCTTCTAATGCAACAGGTACTTATGAATTTGCAGATACTTTGGATTTAGGTGGTGTTTTCACCTTAACTTTAAAAAGACATATTCAAAGTATCGGTGTTTTAGTTGGTAGCGATATTGATGATGTAACGGATTTCGATAGTATTCCTAATTTTGATGGAGATCCTGCTAACGATACTGATTGCCAAGTTTATGTAAAAACAAGTACTGATGCTTCAAGTTACGGTTCGTTTAATGTATTTGCTAATGGAGAATTTAAGGCAAGAGCATTTCAGTTTAAAGCAAATCTTTTAACAACTAATACAAACCAGAATGTCAATGTGCAGCAGTTAGGATATACAGCAATTCTTCCATCAAGGACAGAGCAAAGTACAACAACCATTGCATCAGGAACAACTGCTGGAGGCAAAACAATTACATTCTCAGCACCGTTCTTTGTTGGTACTGCTTCTCTTGGTGGGGCTAATGCTTATTTGCCTTCAATTGGTATTACTGCTCAAAACATGGCTTCTGGTGATTTCTTTACCATTTCAAGTGTTTCAGGAACAGGATTCACAGTTAAGTTCTTAAATGGTTCGACAGTTCTTGATAGAAATTTCACTTATCAAGCTGTAGGATTCGGCAAAGGGGTATAGAATAGTTCAAAACGTAAAAGATTAGTGTCACAGGTCACGAATTTTACAGTTGAAAATGCCGCAGGAAGTGTCGTTCGTGCAGACATTAATAATATTCTTGATGCAATAAAAACAAATAACAGTGGCGGTTCCGATCCTAGTAACCCTGTAAAGTTCATGCTTTACGGAAAATCAAGTGATGACAAATTAAAAGTTTATGACGGATCAACTTTTAGAGAAATAGGAGATGTTGGAGAAGATAATTTAGGTTTATTGCTTAGATCAGGTGGCACGATGACTGGTGTCATCTTGGCTGATGACGCTTCAGGTGCTAGTACGCCAGCAATAGCTTTTGATGGAGATGCAGATACAGGAATATTTAGAAAAGCAGCAAATACGATTGGTTTATCAACTGCTGGAACGGAAAGAGCAATTATTGATAGTAACGGTATAACTGTTCAAGCTCAAGGTGATTTAAGACTTGCTGATTCAGATAGCAGTAACTGGGTGGCATTACAAGCGGCTTCTGCTGTCAGTTCAAATCTTACTTTTACTCTCCCGTCAGCCGATGGCTCAAATGGGCAATTTTTGCAGACAAATGGATCAGGTGCGCTTTCATTCTCAACTGTTCAAGGTGTTCCTTCAGGTGCTGTTTTTTGTATAGCAGTTGCAACCGTTCCATCTGACTATTTGGAATGTAATGGTGCCGCAGTTAGCAGGACAACTTATGCGGCTTTGTTTGCTGTTGTTGGAACGGCTTATGGAGCAGGGAACGGAAGCTCTACTTTTAACCTGCCAGATTTAAGAGGTGAATTTATAAGAGGTTTTGATAACGGTAAAGGTACTGACTCTGGAAGATCAATTGCATCAAGCCAAACTTCTCAGATGATGCAGCATACCCATGCTGTTTCTGCTAGTTCTAGTGTTAGTGATCCTGGTCATATTCACCAAGTTGCTTATTCAAATAGTGATTCTGGTGACGGTGTTATTGAAGAGTCAGGGACAGGATTAAGTGGTTATGAACCAACAGAATCTGCTACAACAGGTATTTCTGTTAGTACTTCAATTAGTCAGTCAAATCGAGGTGGAACAGAAAATACTGAATCTGCTACAAGTTCACCTGAGAACAGACCTCGTAACATAGCAATGATGTACGTCATCAAAACGTAAATGGCAAACCGCAAAATTTCAGAGTTTACAGCCTTAACGGCTCCAGCGTCAGGGGATACCTTTGCAATTCTCGATGTAGATGCTAGTGGCACAGAGGTAAACAAAAAGATTACATATGCAAATGTTTTAGGCAAAGCACCAGATGGTACTGCTGCGGCTCCAGCATTTAGCTTTAATTCAGATACAAATTCGGGAATTAGTGGTGGTTCAGATACTTTTGTTATAAGCACAGGTGGAACTGCTGCTATCTCTGTTGATAGTTCTCAGAATGTAGTATTGAGTGCGAATTTGACTGTCAGTGGAACGACTACAACTATAGATACGACTACTCTTACTGTTAAAGATAAAAATATAGAGATTGCAAAAGGTAATGGTAATGATGCTGCTGTTGATGGTGCGGGTATAACAATTGATTCAACTGATGGTGATAAGACTTGGAATTGGGTTGATTCAACAGATGCATGGACAAGTTCAGAACATATTAATTTAGCTTCAGGAAAAGTATTAAAAGTTGCTGGTACTCAAGTCCTTTCTGCTTCAAGTACAAATACAATTGTTGGATTAAATGCTGGAGCAGCAGTAAGTGGTGGATCTGAGCTGACATATTACGGTTATAACGCAGGGAATGATAATACAAGTGGAGATTACAACACAGGTATAGGTAGAGAAGCTTTGTCAGCAAATACTACAGCTTCTAATAATACTGCTATAGGAAATTATGCTTTAGGTTCAAACACCACAGGAGCTGGTAATGTCGCTGTTGGTTCTTATACTTTAGACGCTAACACAACAGCTGATGGTAATACTGCTGTAGGTCGTTCAGCATTAGGAGCAAATACTACAGGGCATAGTAATAATAGTTTTGGTGCTTATGCTTTAGACGCTAATACGACTGGAGTACAGAATGTAGCGATTGGAAAAAATGCACTAGGAGCAAATACAACTGCAAACAATAACACTGCTATTGGGCATCATTCTTTAGTTTTAAATACAACAGGTTATCAAAATACAGGTGTTGGTCAGGGTTCCTTAGCTGCAAACACAGAAGGTCTTGTTAATACAGCCGTAGGAGCAGAAGCTCTAGCACTAAATACTACTGGAGATAATAATACTGCCTTAGGTAGTTTTGCCTTAGATGCAAACACAACTGCAAATAATAATACTGCTGTTGGGCATCATGCTTTAGGTGCTAATACTACAGGAACCGAAAACGTAGCTGTTGGTAATTATGTTTTAGATGCAAACACTACTGCATCTTATAATATTGCCATAGGTAACAATGCTTTAGGTACTACTTCAACTGGCGAGAGAAACGTAGCTATTGGTAGACAAGCTCTATATTTAAACACTGCTTCTTATAATAGTGCTTTAGGTTATGAGGCTTTAAGAAATACTTCAACTGGTAGTCAAAACGTAGCTATTGGTTATGAAGCTTTACATGATAATACAACAGGAGATAATAATACTGCCTTGGGTAGTTATGCCTTAGATGCAAACACAACTGCAAATAATAACACTGCTGTTGGGCATCATTCTTTAGGTGCTAACACAACAGGGGCAACCAACGTAGCTGTAGGAGCCTATGCGTTAGATGCAAATACAGAAGGTAATAGTAATACTTCAATGGGGCATGGATCGTTATCAGCTAACACAACTGCTCACAACAACACTGGTTTAGGATATTACGCATTAAAAGAAAACACAACGGGTGCTGAAAATACTTCTTTAGGTTCTCGATCTTTACAAGAGAACACAACTGGAGATGGTAATGTTGCTATAGGTAGAGATGCTTTAAGGTTAAATACAACTGCTGATAATAACGTTGCTGTAGGTAGAGATGCCTTAACAGCAAACACCACTGGAACATCAAATACATCTGTAGGTACCGAATCATTAGACGCAAATACAACAGGTAATGGTAATACAGCAGTAGGAATATCAACTCTAGGAACTAATACCACTGGATCTTCTAACTCTGCACTAGGCCAAGGAGCTTTATTTGCAAATACTACTGCTGCTAATAATAC